TTTCTGCTGGGCGGTCATATCTGTCTCCAGGGTTGGGGTGGGTTGTAAGGCTGGCTGGGACAGCGTTCCGGCCCGGGCCGGACCTTCACAGCGCAGAGCGGCGCGGATGCCATTGAAGGCACCTGACCGGCAGGCCGGCGCGCTCTGGTGGAGCAAACTTGGGTGGGGGTTTATCCGACGAGCTGACGCAGACGCCGCTTCCGCAGCTCAAGCTCCATGTGCATGTGGTTGCGGTGCGCGTCGGACTGGGTGTAGCCGCCCTCGTTGGGATTGTCGTCGTCCGTGTCGTCCTGGTTGCAGACGCAGCCGGGATCGTCGCAGTCGGGGTCGGTGCAATCGGCGCAGTCGCCCGCGCGGCACTCCGCGCACTGGCAGCCGCAGGTGATGTCCGCTCCGATGATGCGTGCGGTGGCGCTTTCGGCGGTGCCGTCGGTGCGCGGGTCGGTCGCGCCGAGTTCCGCGAGCACCTGGTCGAGCGTGGCGACACGATCAATCATCTTTTCGGCCAGCGCATCGGCCGAGCCGACCATCAAGCCCTGACCGAATCCTGCGGTTACGGCCTTGAGAGACACGCCGCGAGCCTTGGCGATGAAACCGGTGAAGTCGGCGTAGGTGGCGTTGACGCTGGCCTGCCAATTCTTTTCGGTCGCGCTCGAAAGTGGCTCGTAGGGATTGCCGCCGGTCTTGTTCTCGCCCGCCTTGATGAAGGTTACGTCCACGCCTTCCTTTTCGAGCGCGACAGACCAGTCCTCGTGCATCATGTAGACGCCGACGGAACCGACCTCGCCGGAAGGCGCGCAGACGAACGTTCCGGCCGCAGTGGCAAGCCAGAACGCAGCAGACGCTGCCATGGTGTTCGCGACGGCGATGGTTGGCTTCTGGGCGCGAGCGGCGAAGATTTCAGCGGCGAACTCTGGAACACCGTCGACGGTTCCGCCGGGCGAGTCCACGTCGAAGACGATGGTCTTGACGTTGGGATCGGCGAGCGCGGCCCGGAACGACGCGGTGAGCTTCGCAATGCTGGTGCCGCCTGAGTAATCCGAGAACATGTTGGCGCGGTTGGAGATGGTGCCGTAGACCGGCAGGATGGCAACGGTGCCGTTGGTACGAGGCGCGGAGGATTCGACACCCATCATGGCGGCGCGGACTTCATCCTGGCTCATCGTCGTGCCGGCGGCGCGCGCGGCCATGACGGCGACGATGGTTTCCAGCTTCTCCGGCAGCATCGCCCACTTCGATCCGCTGATGGCGGCGAGAACGCGGGAGTGGCGCTTCTCGGTTTTGCCGCGGAGCATGGTGCGGATCTCCGGCGGGCACGAACGCTGCGCGGCCGAGGTCGATACCGAACTGGCCGGGTAGGCGGCGAAGCTGCACGGCGAGATTTCGAAGAGGTTGACCTTGGTGAGCGTACGAACCGCTTTGCCGTTCTCCGTCTTCCAGGTATCGCCGTTGGGCTTGCACACGAAGCCGAAGCTGGCGGCGTCGATGTCGCGGCGATCAATGGTTTCGGCGAGGTCGGAGGCGTACGTGGTCTTCGGCAGCCGCGCCGTGTAGTGCAGGCCTTCGGGCGAATCCTTGAGCGTCAGGGTGCCAGACTTGGTGCGGCCGAGCAGCAGCTTCTCGTCGTGATCGCGGAGGCAGAGCACATCGGCGCCGGGGGCGAGCGCATCGGCGAAGGCTCCGGGCGCGATCTCCTCGACGAAGTTGCCGAGATCGAGCGAGCGCGAGTTGTACGGGATCATCCCTTCGATGACGCGCGTCCCGTTGGCCTCGACGCTGACACGGACTTCGCTCGAGAGTGCTCGGATTTCAATGTCTTTGATCATGCGGCGGCTCCTGTGATAACGAGGCTGGCGGCTGCACCCGCCTCGCGATAGGTGTTGGTGACGATTGCCTTCAAAACGCGGCGGAACTCGTTGCCTGCGGCCTCATCGGCGGCGGCAGCATCGGCAACCTGCCAATCGGCAGCGTGGCGCGTGAGCATGCGCAGCGCGTCGGCGACGATCCGCTCGCCACAGGTGTTCCAGTGCGCCGCGAGGCCTAGCCGCACGGCAGCATCCATGGCTGCCTGCTCCTGAATCGCGGTCAAAAGCGAGCCGAAAACGGCCTGTAATGCGGTGCTATCGCGCTCTTCGCGGGCCGAAATGCGGCCATAACCATCCCTAAACAGCCTTGCAAAGGCCCCGCCGTAACGCTGAACGACGGCGCGGGATTCATCTTCAACGACTTCACCATCCTTCGCGGCGGGCGGCGACTGCTTCGCGCCAAACTGCGCCTTGGCGGCGACCGGCGGCATCTGGGCGGCGTCATGCAGAAGCGCCTTGGCGTTGCCCATGTTGATCGGGTAGATCAGCACGTCGCCTTCAGGCCCGAGTGGGTTCATGTCCAGATCGGCGCGGCAGTCGTTCGCGGTAAGAATCGCCCACTGGCGGCCGAGCCCGAGACCGACCATCGTGGTCTGGAAGTCGCCGCGCAGACGCTCGCGCACGTCGAACTTTGCGGAGTACATGTTGGCCTTGCGCCCGGCGCGCGGCAGCAGCTTGCGGACGATTTCAACCTCGAACCGCACCAGGTAGGGACGAAGCGTGTCGGTGACAAACTCAAGAGCCTGCTGCTCATGGTTCGAGTTCGAAAGACGGCTGGTGTCGCCGATCATGTGCGGCGGCAGGCGGAAGAGCGCAGCGACATCCGATCGGCTGTGCACTTGGGTGCCGAGGAACTGCGCTTCCTCTGGCTTGACCGAGATAGTTTGCCATTTCCAATCGCCGTAGAGGACCGCTGTGCCGCCCTGCTTCGTCCCGCCGTAGTTTTCCTTCCAGGAGTTGCGTGTGGTCTCCTGCTGCTTTTCGTCCATCGGTGTGACCGTGCTCAGAATGCCGCTTGGTCGCGAGCTGTTGCCGAAGAACTTGGCGCCATACTTGATGGCGGCTTTGGCGAGGCCGAGGTTTTCGCGCGCCTGCATGATCGGGCTGAGGCCTTTGAGTCCGTCCCAGCCAAACAGCCGGCAGTGGATCATGTCGTGGTCGTCGATCAGGCGCCACTGCCCAGCCTGCATCCCGTCCGTCGTGCGGTAGGCGAGCTTCCCGTCTGCGTTTCGGTACGGCTCGGTCTTGAGCGGGTGCAGCGGATAGAGCGCGGCCGGTTGACCGTTGTCGTCGCGGCTAATCTGGCAGTAGCAGTTGCCGGTGAGCGCGAGGCAACCGGTGAGCGTCTCCCAAAGTGTGACCGCCGACATCTCTGGGTTCGGCTCGACCGTCAGCAGATAGTAGATGTCGTGATCGACGGCTTCAACGCGGCCCTTGGCGGTGGTTTCGTAGAGCTTGAACGGCAGCGACCCGACCGATTCGGCCAGGACGCGCACGCATTCGTACACCCACGAGATCTTCAGCGCGGAGTGCTCGTTGATGAGCTCGCCCGCGGCGGTGCCTTCGCCATCCGAGAACAGCGCCGCGAACGCGGACATTGAGAGCGGGATCGCCGGATTGTTGAGGCTGTTCCGGAATGCCGCACCGAGGCGGCTGAAGACGCGAGAGATTTGCATGCGCTAGATAAAGAAGGGGTCGAAGGCTTTGGGCAGTTCGGGCGCGAGGATGGCGCGTGCGGTGGCGATGACGGCGGCGATCACGCCGTCTGTTTTCTTGCGGCGATCCTTGGGTTTGGCCGGCTTCATTTCGCCGGTGCGGTCGTAGTAGGCGGTGACGTTATCGACCATCCAAGTCATCACCGGATTGCCGTCGTGCGCAAGCTTCAAGTCGTTCATCTTGGCTTCGAAGTGCTTCGAGCCGGAGGAGAGCCATTGCGTGGTTTGCGGCGTCTTCACCATTTGGTGGCCGGTTGCGGTGAGCCGGTTGACGATGTGCCCGGCGTGGAACGGGTCGAAGCCGATCTGCTCGCAGCGGAACTGTTTGCAGATCTCGATGATCTCCTCGGCCACGCGATCGTGATCGACTGCTCCGCCATCGGTGACGGTGATGAGGTCTTCTTTCACCCAGGCGTCGTACTTGTGGTCACCCTCCTCAGCCGCGCGATCGATGGCGCCCTGCGGCAGCCAGAACCAAAAAAGGTAGCGCCACTTTTCGCCCTGCTCGACGGGCGGAAAGCAGAGCGAGAAAGCATTCATGTCGGACTGCTCGGCCAGGTCGAGGCCTCCGAAGCAGCGCTTGCCGAGCAGCGACTGGTAGAAGTCCGCCGGCGACATCTTCGGCGCCCGGCACTTCTTCCACTGCGCGGTACTGAGCCAGCGCATGGCCTGCTGGGTCCAGCGGTTGAGGCGCTTGGTGAGGAAGTTATTCAGCGCCGACGAATTGCGGCGCGCACGCAGCGCGAGATCCCGAAGGTCTTTGAGAAACACGGACACGCCGAGGTTGGGGTTGGCCTTGATCCAGCAGGTTTCGTCGAACGGGTCGTCTTCGTCGTCGATGCAGGCGATGAAAAAGAAGAAGCCGGGGTCCTCGACGTGCGGGAGTTCCGGGTTGAGGACATCGATGCCGTAGGCGCGGAGCTCGTAGCAGATTCCTTCCTGGTCGAAACCGGCCGTGGTGATGGCGCCGAGCATCGGCTGGGTGCGTGAGCCGGTGCCGGAGTCGAGCACGTCCCAGACCTCGCGGGTCTTGTGCGCGTGCAGCTCGTCGACGAGGCCGCCGTGGATGTTGAGACCGTCGAGGGTGTCTCCATCGGACGAAAGCGGTAGGAAGACGGCTTCGAAGGCCTCGCACGAGAGGCTGTGCTTTGAGACCTGGATCAGCTCGCGGAGTTCAGGCGACTTGCGCACCATCCGCCGCGCCTCGTTGAAGACGATTTTGGCTTGATCCTTCTTTGTGGCTGCTGAGTAGACCTCCGCGCCTTGCTCGCCGTCGAGGGCGAGAAGGATGATCCCGATGCACGCGATGAACGTCGACTTACCGTTCTTGCGGGCGATTTCGATATAGAACCGGCGAAAGCGCCGGAAGCCGTCCT